GTGTGGACGGCGTCCGGTCGTCACGCAACCACCCCCCCCCTTGGCCCGACGAAAGCGACGTTCCTTGCCACTTCCCCGCCGTCGGTCACGCTCCCGTGCACAGGAACGGCAGTACCGATGGCCGCGGTACAGGTAGACGTTGTCCTCATCGACCAGAGAGTGACCCCGGCGGCACTCCGTCTTCGAAGCGTTCATAGCCGACGGGCTTTGCCCCCGGATCACGTTCTGGCGGTGGTCGACCTCTTCGAGATGGGCCGGGTTGACGCACCTTCGGTTCCGGCAGAGGTGGTCAATCTCCATCTCGGCTCCGATGGGTCCTCTGGCCCGCTCGAAGCTGAAGCGATGCGCGAGCACGACAACGCCGCGGCCGACGCTGAAGCGGCCATAGCCGTTGCGCATCGTGCATGCGACCCAGACCCAGCAGCCCGTGGATGGAACCTCCACCCACTTTGCATCGAAGCGCTCGTCGACCGTCATCTCGTGCCCTTCCTGCTGTTGCACCGCCGGCATCGCGTCGTGTGATTCATCCGGTCCCAGATCGCCCCGCCCGCCGCGACCGGCACGACGTGGTCGCAGGTGAGCGGGTTGTCGGGGGACCCCGTGTGCCGGCAGTCCGTGCACCACGGCTGACGCGCGATCTGCCGGGCAGAGGCCCGCTTCCAGGCGGCCGTGTTGCGCCACGAGCGACCGGGGTCGCGGTGGCGCGGGGTGCCGGCCGGGACGGGATCTCCGGCTGATGTTAGGCGCATGCGTGGCAACGAGAAGAGCCGCCTCGCGGGCGGCTCGGGAGACGCTGGTCGGGGCTCCGGAGATAGCTCCGCCCCCAAGTGCCCGCCCGGGTGGACGACGCCTTCACCCTCTCGCGTCACCCTTCGGGGGGCGGGAGAACCGTAGCACGGCCGGATGACGGTGGGGAGTCGTGCCCCTGATCGCACCTGCCTCCATGCCGACCACGGGGATTCGGGGCAGCTGCTCGCCCGCGCCGGGGACGTGCAGCGTGATGGTCATCTTCGCGGCTTCGGCGGGCTCGGCCTCCATCAGCGCCCTCGCCACCTGCGCCAGGCGCTCGCGCTCCTCGGCCCTGCGCTGGGAGTCAGTCTTCAGCCGTCTGGGCATGCAGCTCCTCCTCGACCTTGCGGTCCGCTCGGGCCAGCGTGTCGGCCACGGTCCCGCGGCTCACCCGCCGGAAGTACGCGATCGCCCGGTGCGAGATGCCGCGCTCGGCCATGGCCCAGGTCAGGTACTCGGTGTCGGTCAGCACCCGACGGGCGGCGGCGAAGCGGACCGGGTCGCCCTCGATCGCCGGCGTCACTCCACCTCCCCGTACTCCACGCACCACGCCGCCCGGGCCAGGCGGTTGCGCCAGGCGGCGGCGTGGGCCGTGAAGGCGCTCACACGTCCTCGTGGCGCCGCAGGGTCCCCGCCGCGGGTGCTGACCATCAGGCTGCTCCTCTCGTCGCCGTCCTCGCGCGCACGCGCGTAGGCGCGCGTGCGCCCGCACCCCCTTCGGGGGTGGTGCAGGGTGCGCCCCGCCCGCCCTGCGTACCTCGGTCCAAGGGGCGCACCCTGGGGCGCACAGGGGCGCACCCTTCGATTTGCAGGGATTTTTGAGGGGCGCACCTTGGGTCGCACCTTTCAGAACAGTTCCTCAGGAGGGGCCGCTTCGCCAGGGTGCGCCCCGGGTGCGCCCCTCGTTGCGTCGTCAACTTCATGCCCATCTTCAGACTCCCGGAAGGGGTGAAGCGATCGGTACGTCAGGCCACCTCCGCCGTGCATTCCGGTGGCCTCGATTCGCTCGACGTGACCGCTGCGCACGAGCTCCACCAGGGCCTCGCGCTTGTAGCCGGTCTTGCCCCGCACGCCGGCCTCGATGACCCGCTGTGAGACCGGCTCGTCCTGCTCCTCAAGGAACACCGACACGCGTTCCATGAGCGCCGTCGGCCGCCAGCGGTCGGTCGTCCGGCCGAGCTCCAGTCGCCACGGGACCTCCGCGCGCAGGTCGAGCGCGAACTCGCCGACCCGGCGGCCCTCACCCCGCTCATGCCAGCCGGGGCGGTCCTTACCGGCGCGAACGATCGCGCGACCCTGCGGGCGGGCCCGGGTCGGTGGCTCCCCCACCAGCTCGACCGACAGGTGCACGTCGACCCCACCGACCTTCCGCTCAGACCCGTAGGCCCAGCGGCCCCGGCTGTCGCGGTCCTTGCTGACGTGGTCGACGATCACCGTTGCCACTCCGGCGCCGTGGAAGATCCCGACGACGCGACGCAGGAACGTCTGCACGTCGGCGGTCTTGTTCGGGTCGAGCCCGCACAACTCCAGGGCCGGGTTGAGCGCGTCCACCACCGCCATCGCCGGGCGCCGCTCGTCGCAGACGCGCTCCATGACCCGGCCGGCCTCCTCGTCGAATGGCCGGTCGGGGGCGAGGTAGAGGAGGCGGGTGCTGACCGCCTCACGCGGCGCGCCCAGGGCCTCCAGGCGCTCGATGAGCGTCGCCACCCCCATGCCGTCGGCGTCCCACCAGAGGACGGTCTGCCCTGACGCCAGCAGCTCCGCGCAGGCAGCGGCCGCGATCCAGGACTTGAGCGTCTCCGGCTCGCCCGAGAGCAGGTGGCGGGCCCCCCGGTAGATGAGCGCCCCCGATGACCCGCGCAGGATCTCGGGGGGCTCGGGAGTGCGCTCGGCCGCCGCGTAGACGTCGGCCAGCGGCTCCCAGGTGTCGGGCGAGGGGTCGTCGGAGCGCTGGACGGACACGAAGTCCTCCAGGCCGAGGCCCTCGCCCAGGTGGTCGGCGGCGTCCTTGCCGGCGGCCGCCTCGACGATCCGAACCGATCGCGCGAGCCCTTCCAGGGTCGCGGCGACCTGGGCCGCGTGCTCTCGGCCCGAGTCATCCCGGTCGGCCACGATGACGACCTCGGCGCCGCGCAGGTGCTCGGCGTACTCGGGCCGCCACTTCTTCGCTCCGCCTGAGTTGCAGGTCGCGACCTCGCCGGCGGCCTCCAGGGCGTGCACGTCCTTCTCGCCCTCGGCGATCCAGACCCGGCGGCCCTCGGCGACGGCGGCAATGACCTGTGGGAGGCGGTACGGCACGCGCCGCACGCCGCGCAGGTTCCAGGTCCACCCGTCGCGACTCTCAGGGTCAGGTCGACGCTGACGGAACGACTTCCCGGCGAAGCGCACGACCTCGAACAGCAGCTCGCCCTGCTCGTCCACGTAGGGGTAGCGGGCCTCGATGGCGTCGTGTGAGCCGCCGTTGCGGCGCTTGGTGGCGTCGAACAGATCCCCCATCTCCAGCCCGATCGCGGCGACGACGGCCTCGGCGGGGCATCCCGCGTGGCAGTGCACGACCACGCGACCGTCCCGGCCCTCGGAGACCGAGAGGCTCGGGTTGCGGTCCTCGTGGGCCGGGCAGGTCCAGTCGCCGGACCTGTCCCGGCGGCACCCGGCCGCCTCCAGGGCGCCCAGGACACGTGTGAGCGGGGTCGCCAACGTGCTCAGCGCGCGTTGTCCTCGTCCTCCTGAAGGTCCGACACGGCACATCGCAGGTGGCCGATCGCGCTCGCAAGGGGCGCGTCCGGCTCCACCGTGTAGGAGTGCTGGGCGTCAGAGAGCGCCTTCTCGGCGAACATGAGGGCCGAGCGGCGCTTGCGGGAGCGGAACTCCTCGATGTCGTGGATCACTGCCCGTCCTCTCTCTCGTCGTCGCTCAGATGCCCCGCCAGCCGGCCAAGCTCGGCCTCCACGTCCGCCACGCACCCCTCGGCGTCGTCCAGCGCGTCGTGCGCGAGTAGACGAGCAACCCCGACGGGTGGCGCTACGCCTGGGGCGAGCCGGTCCCGGGCGCCGAGGACATGACCATCTCCAGCCTCTACAACCTGCCCGTGGTCGGCCGGTGGGTGCTCGTGCCGCGCAGCCTCGCCGGCAACGAGCCCGAGCTGGCCTGGTGCCTCGAGGAGCCCCAGCCCGATGAGGCCGAGCGGGAGCGCCTGGCGCGCATGCGGGCCAACGACCCATCCATCCCGGCCGACACGATGCTCGTGCCGCTCGCCGAGTGGGACCGCCGCGCGTCCGAGCCGATCGGCATGTGGGCGCCCGAGCTCCACCCAGAGCGCCTGCTCGACGTCGCCGCCGTCGCGCGGCTGGCCGGCGTCACCCCGGAGACCGTGCGGACCTACCTCTCGCGCGGCACCATCCCGCGCCCGCAGGGGCACCTGATGGGCTCGCCCTGGTGGACGCGCCCCGTGATCGAGCGGTGGCTGGCCGAGCGTCGCGGCCCGGGGCGGCCGAGGAAGCGATCGTAGCCTCACGCGGCCTCCACCAGCTCGACCATCGCCGCCGAGACCGCGATCGCCAGCGCGTCGGCCGAGTCCTGGGAGTCGACCTCGAACGGCGCCCGGCTGGCGGCCCAGAACATCACTTCCGCCTTGTGCGCGTTCCCCTTGCCGAGCACGTCTTTCTTCCAGGTGCCGGCGTCGCGCATGATCTGCGGCGCGTGCCGCCACCTGGCGCGGCAGGCTTCCTCGACGGCCTCCTGCACCTTCACGATCTCTCGGAACCGGGAGACGTTGTTGACCCAGGGGGGCTGCTCGATCCCGATCCGGCAGACCTCGAAACCGCCCTGGGCGCAGATGCCATCAACGGAGTGCAGGGAGTCGCGGACCTGCTCGAAGCGCCATCCGCAGTCGGGCCGGTCGATGGAGTCGGTGGCCGCCCAGATTGCGCGGTGAGGCGCCTCGAAGGTCACGAGCGCCAGGCCGAGGCGGGTCGGCTGAGGGTCGACGCCGAGGACGACTTGGGTCACCGGCCCTCCGCGACGAGATTGGCGTCGAACCTCGTCAGCCCCTCGCGCATCCGCTCACGCAGGTGCTCGGGTGCGGCCTCGGTCGCACGCACGCACCGGCCGTAGTCGGCACGGTCAGCGGGGTAGCGCACGTCCTCCCACTCGCACAGACCCATCGCCCAGCAGATGAGCGCGTTGGAGGAGAGGCCGGTGTCCCGGCACCCCCAGCCGTCCGGAGACAGGAACCGGGCGGCCAGGTAGTCGCGCTCGGCGCGGATCTGGGCCTCGGTCACGTCGCCCTCCACGCCCAGTGCCCGCTCATGACGACCTGCTCGGCCAGCCCCTGCTCGACCAGGCGGCCGAGGGCTTCCCGGACGGCATGCTCGGGCCCGTAGGCAATGAAGGCGTACAGCCCGCGCCAGCCGTGCAGCCCGCGCGGGCCGTCGATCTCCCGCGCGCGGCGCATGACGGCGAGCAGGCGCTCGTCGAGGGTCGTGCTCACGACCCCTCCGCCCGGCCGTCCAGCAGCTCGCGCACGACCGAGTCGTCGTCGAGCGTGATGGCGTCCAGCTCCAGGTCCGCACCCCGGTCGCCAAGAGCGGCCGTCAGGTGGTCGAGCACGCGCTGCGTGGTCAGCTCGTCCAGGCTGGCGAAGATCACCGGGCCCTCTGAGAGGGAGTGGTCGAGGATGACGTGGACGGCGAGGTCGGTCATGCGCGCTCCCATCGCGGCAGCACGTCGACCTCCCAGCACTCGACCGGCGGCCACTCCAGCTCACGCTCAGGCCAGAGCGGGTCGTACTCGGGCAGCAGCCCCTCGACGTAGGTCCAGTACCACAAGCACCGCCCGGGCACCCTGTACGCCCAGGCCAGCCGGACGCGCAGATTCTCCGGGCCGAAGCCGGCCCATACAGGATCGAGCCGGACGTGTGCCTCGATGGCCTCCTCGGCGCTCGGGTAGAGCTCGCGCGGCCAGAGCATCGCGCGGGTCGCTTCATCGACCGCCAGCGGGACGCCCTCGTCGCGGGTGATGGGCAGCGTCATGCGCCCCCCCTCCCCGCGAAGTGGTCCGCCCAGCACCGCTCCCAGCGGGCTGTGTCGTCGGCCGCGGCCTGGAGGACGAGGCGGCGGAGGCTTGTCATCACCGGGTCATCACCGCGTGACGACCAAGGCGGTCCTATCGGGTCAAGATGCCCGTAGCCATGCCGGAGAACCCCATTCCCATGCGGCCCATCGGAGCGGCGTGGGAGTCGAACCGGGGCGTCAACCATGCGGGTTCTCCCCACTTGGCCCGGATTCTGTCATCACCGAGGCATCACGACGTGACGGAAACGACATCAGGCGGAGCCCCAGAGCAGCGACAACTGCCGTGTCCGCCGCGCGATCATCTCCGCGTAGTCGGGGGACAGCTCGATCCCCACGGCCCGCCGGCCGAGGCGACGCGCGACGACCGCGACGGTCCCGCTCCCCATGAAGGGGTCGAGGACGACTCCTGGCCGCCAGGCGCCGTGACCGCAGTCGGTCCAGCCGGTCGTCGTTGTGCGCTTCTCCAGACGGACACCGAACCCCGGAGACTCATGGCGCTGCGCGAGCGAGCGCGGCCCGTTCGTTGAGCGGTTCCCGGGGTTCTCGTATTCGACGTCCACCACCCGCCGCGACGGCTCCCCGCACGTCTCGCAGACCCGCTCCGGGCACCCGGCGGCGATGGCCCGTCGCGCCAACTCCTCGGGGAACGTGGCGAAGTGCGCCTCGGGGAAGGGCTGCGTCGGGATCGTCCAGACCGAGCGGATGTTGCGCCCGCCCCCCGGGGTCCACTGCTCCTCGGCACCCCGGTCGCCGTAGCTCAGGCGGTGCGGCCGGACGAACCCGTTGCCGCTCGACTTCCCGCCGTCGGGCTCCCGTACCGCCTCCGCGTCCCAGTAGTAGCGGGGGGCCTTGGTCAGCAGGAACAGGTACTCGTGCGAGCGCGTCGGCCGGTCGGTGACCGACTCGGGCATCGGGTTCGGCTTCGACCACACCACGTCCGACCGGAGCCACCAGCCGTCCGCCTGGAGCGCGAGGGCGACCCGCCAGGGGATGCCGAGGAGGTCCTTCGGCTTCGTGCCTGGCAGGACATTCCGGGGAGTGCGGTCGCGCGTCGACCACGAGGCGACGTCAACATCGTCACGAGCCCGCGGATTCGCTTCGCCGCGCGCGTGCTTGCGCAGCGTCACGCCCCCTCCCTCGGTGCTGCTCCCGCCGTGGCCTTGCGCATAGGAGTCCCCCAGGTTCAGCCAGACCACCCCGTAGGGCGCGAGCACCTGGCGGACCCCGCGGAACACGTCGACCAGTCGGGCGACGTACTGCTCCGGCGTCGGCTCTAGGCCGATCTGACCCTCGACCCCATAGTCCCGCAGGCCGAAGTAGGGTGGGGAGGTGACGCAGCAGTCAACCGATCCCTCGGGGAGTGCGGCGAGCACCTCGCCGGCGTCGCCGACGTAGAGCGTCAGGTCCGGGTCGGAGAGGTAGGGCGTCACACGCCCCCCCGCTCCACCCGTGACCGGAACGCCTGCTCGATCTCGGACTCCCCGAGCCCGAGGTGCTCGGTCACCTGGCGGCGCGTCAGGTAGAGCGGGATCGGGATGGCCGCGCTCGGCAGGGGCGCCGTCACCGCCCACCCCACACCCACAGCGCCACCAGCCCCAGCCCGAGCGCGACGTACACGAGCACCGTGACGACCTGGAGCACGAGGATCACCGCTCCCTCCGAACGCCACCGACTGGAGGGAGGGAACCCGCGAGCGCCTCGATCCGGCTGTACGCCTCATCCAGCAGGCGACGAGTGATGCTGACGGTCATCTCCGCCTGTTGGATCCGACGCCAGGCTCCAGCCTCCCATCCGTCCAGCAGCCCCAGCAGCTCCCCCTGCGCCTCCTCCAAGTCCCGGACGCGCTGCTCGGCGCGGGCGCACCGCTCGGCCAGGGCCTTCTCGCGCGCGCGGCGGTCGTCATCGCGCGGCTCGTCCCGGAAGGCGCGGTGCGCCTCATCGCGCCACCGATCCCGCCGGGCGCGGTCGAGCTGGTGGAGGGTCTGGTAGTCGGCGCCCATCACCGCTCCACGTCCACGACGGTCTCCAGCACCCGCCGCCCCCCGCACGCCTGGCAGATGACGGCCAGGTGGTAGCCGCGCCCCGACGGGCAGGGCCGGGACATGTCGCCGGTCATGCGCCGGGGGATGGTGTGCCAGACGTAGCCCTGCTGCCAGCAGGCCCAGCACGGCCGGACCTCGATCCGCACCGGCAGCCTTCGGCGCCAGGCCCGCCACTCCGTCCAGGAGCGATAGGTCAGGTGGTCGTCCCGGACGCGGATCGGCATGGCGCTCACGGGCCGGCCTCGTCCGGGAGGCGGTAGACGTAGGCGCCCGGCTCGCCCTCGCGGACGATGTAGCCGCGCTCGAGGTAGTAGCCGTGGAGGCTCTGCCACTGCTCGCGCGTGATCCCGGTCACCCGCCTGATCTCGGCCGTCGTGAGCGGCCCCGCCTCCAGGGCGGCCAGGATGCGGGCCTTCACGCCGCCGTGGAGGGTCCGCTCGGCGCCGTCCTTCCCCACCGGCTCGGCCCGCGCCATGTCGAGCAGCCGCAGGGGGTCCGCCCCCAGACGCTCCGTGGCGGCCCGGATCTTCTCCCTGGCGGACTCGACCTGGCCGGGCAGGCGCTCCTGTAGGAGCCGCACGCGCGCCAGCTCCGAGGCGCCCTCCAGGTAGAGGACCATCGCCATCCTGGTCTCGTCCGAGACCGGCGGCGGCGGGGCCGGGCGCAGGTGGCTGGGCTGAGCGTGGGGCGGGGTCACGGCCTAGTCGAGACCGGATCCGGGGTGATGCTGATCGTCGTGCGCGGGACGACGTAGACCTCGCCGCTGTCCTTGTCGAGCTTGCGGGTCCACTGGCGGCGGCTGACCCTCCCGGTGACGGGGTAGCGCCGCTCCCCCACCTCGATCGCGAACGCGACCTCGGTGTCGATCGTGAGCGATTCGAGTCCGGCCATCGGGATGCATCCCGTGATGGCCAGCTCGGCTGCGTCGCAGCGGTAGCCCTCGAACATCGTGAGCTGACTCTCGGTGGTGCTCATCGCGCCTCCAGGATTCGTGTCGTCCATCTCGCCGAGGGCTTGCCCTCCGCGACGAACTCGGCCAGCTCGGCCGGCAGGGACCATCCGGCGGCCTCCATGTCGGCGAAGCGCAGGGACCGCCGCCCCGGGACCGTGGTGCGCCGCAGCTTCACCCCGGCGGCGATGTAGTCCCGGCCGTCCTCCAGGTAGGGCTCGATCCGGGACCGCAGCTCGTCCCGGCGGGCCTCCAGGTCGGCCACCTTCTTGGCCCGGCTGATCTGCTCGTCAAGGAGCGCCAGCTCGGCCACGTCCTCGGCCAGGTGGTCTGGGAGCGTGCCCGCCGGGGGCGGCTGCCACCCGTCGTAGCAGTGCCGCAGGTGCGGGCACTCCCGGCAGGGCCAGGTGCCCGGGTAGGCCTTGGCCTCGTCGCCCAGGCGCGGGGGCAGACCGCCGCCCCGCAGGGCCTCGACGACCTGGCGCTCGATGCGCTCGACCTCGGGCCGCAGCTCCTCGACGTTGACCGGGTAGATCGCCGTCTCGTTGGTCGCCGGGTCGACGGCCAGGATGCGGGCCTTGGCGACCCTGCGGTGGATCGCATACCCGGCGGCCTGGACGGGCTTGCGCGGCGGCAGGGCCGCGTCCTTGCTGGACACGACCTCGATCACCTCGGGCTCGGTCTCGTTCAGCATGTCGGCGTGGTCGACGCCGACCGGATCGTCGAGCGGCCAGCGGGCCTCGTGCTCGACGTGGACGACGTGGCCCTTGCGCCGGCGCAGATCCTCGGCCACCTCCTCGGCCATCATCCGGCCGAGCCGGGTGCCGCGCATGAAGCGCCGTTGGACGGCCTCGGGGATCGGATCGGCCGGGGCACCGAGCGCGGCGTAGACCGCCTGGCGGGCGCAGATCGTGGACGCCGTGGACCACCGGACCCCGGTGAGCGTCGCCGTCGTCACAGCGCACCCCCGAGGGTCGGCTGCGCAGGGTCGGCCGGGGGCGCCGGTGGGTCGTCCCCGCGGTCCGGGTCGAAGTCGCGGCCCGAGGGCGCGTCCCCGGCGTTCAGGGCGGCGATGCCCTCTGCGATGGAGCGGGCCTTGGCCCACGTCTTGTCGTCGCCCAGGTCGGCCGAGGCGATCTTGGCCGCCTTCAGCTTGGCGACCAGCTCGCCCTTGCCGTCCTCGCCGACCAGGGTCATCAGCTCGCGGGCCCGGCCGTCCACGTCGACGGCCCCATCGGTCAGCCACGCGAGCACCGCCTGGCCGAACTCGGGGCCGGGCCGCCGGTAGATCGCCTCCAGGCGACGCCCGGCCCGGCTCTTGGCGATGACGAGGTTGTGCTCGTGGTCGAGGTCGCCCACCACGTCGAACTCGTACTCAACCCCGTCCCGCGCCACGGGCTCCGTCCCGGCCCGGACGTAGGACTTCTTGCCCCGGTCCTCCTGCTCCACGAACTTGGTCTTGGAGCGCATGGTCGCGATGACGTGGATGGGCGCCTGCACCATCGCGTCGATCAGCGCCTGCCAGAGGGGCGTGCCGTGCGACCAGGCCATGTAGCTGTTGCCCCCGAAACGGGCCTTGGCGGCGTCGACCTGCTCCAGGACACCGCCCTTGCCGGCCCAGGCGTGGGTCAGGGAGTCGACGACCACGACGGCGTAGCCGCCCTGGACGGCCGCCCGCAGCCCATCGATGTAGCGGTCGGGGTGAAAGTTGCCGTCGAGCTCCATCACGTCGAACGTGAACTCGTCGGCGTACTTGCTGGCCGACCCTCGCTCGGAGTCGATGACCGCCACCCCGCCACCGTTGGCGAGGGCCTGGGCGGTCACCAGGGACGTCCAGGTCTTGCCCGACCCGGAGGGTCCGTCCAGGGCGATGCGGGCCTTGGCCTGCTTCTTGGTCGCGCGCTGGAAGCCGCTCACACCAACCTCCCCACCACCCAGATCACCGCCAGCCCGGCCGACAGGCCGACCAGCAGGAGCGCCCCGGTCGGCACGCGGCGGCGGTAGGGCGGGTGGCCGTCGTAGATCGGCAGGTGCCGGACGGACGGGAACGGGCCGTAGGGTCCGGACGCCATCACCGCCCCCTCCCCAGCCACCGGCCGGTGGCGAGCCCGACGAGCGGGGACGCCGCGACCCAGGCCAGCAGGCCCCACGCGAACAGCGGGAGGGCCGGGGCGGGCAGGAGGGACCAGGCGATGAGAGTCACAACTCCCGCTCCCACTCCGCCTGCCGCCACCCCCGCTCGGCCTCCGCGCACTCGCGGCAAAGGGACCGCCCCTCGTCCGGGTCGAGGCCGGCGCCGCACAGGTGGCACGCGCAGGTGCAGGTCGCTCCGGCGGCGCAGGGGCCGCACAGGTGCTGCTCAGCCGCCCGGTCGGCTCGGTCGTGCTCGTAGGCCAGCAGGGCCGACTCGACAGCCTCAGACATCAGGGGGTCGTAGGGGCGGGTCACGGCCGCACCTCGATCATCCGATCGAGCAGCCGCAGCGCGGACTGCTGGAGCGCACGCTTGGTCGGGTCGAGCCGTTCCCCGGCGGCGGCCCCGGCGGCGTCCCTGGCGGCGGCCCCGGCGGCGGCCCCGGCGGCGGCCCCGGCGGCGGCAAGGCGCGCAGCCTCGTACTCGCGCGCGGCTGCCTCGATCTCGTCCGGCGTCATCCCACCCTCCGCTCGCGTGCTGCGAAGCTCCTGGCCTGGCTGGCAGCGACGTACAGTCGCTGTCCGAGCCACTCGGCCACGGGCACCGTCACGGCGTCGCCAAGAGCGGCATAGCGACGTCGGTCCGACGCCAACTTCCCACGCCAAGTCACGGCCGTCCAGTCGTCAGGGAAGCCCTGGAGTCGCTCGCACTCGCGTGGCGTGAGCCTGCGGACATCAGCGTCAGGCTCGGGTACCAGGTGGTGTGCCCGTGCCGCGTTGTCGTCAGGACCGCCGTCACTGGCGCAGAGCGCGCCGGCGACGACGTAGGGGTCGGACAGGCTGCCACCAAGGCCTCGGTGGTACCGGCTCACGAGCGTGCCAGCGATTCGAGTGCCGTCCGGAGCAGATCGGGCAGTACCTTGCCGCGTTCCCGCGACCGCCGCAGGATGCCGCGCGCAGCCCGCGCCGACAGAAAGTACCGCCGCGGCACGCTCTGCTCCAGCACGTCCGCCAGAGTGGTGGCCGACGATGAACACTCTCCGTCGGCGCTGCGGCACTCCGAAGAAGCAGCTATTGAGAGTCCGCCATGCCACGCCATACCCGATATCGACCAGCGTGCCAAGCAACTCCCCGAAGTCCCGACCGCCGTTCGAGGTGAGCAGCCCAGGTACGTTCTCGATGAGTAGCCAGCGGGGTCGAACAGTGTCGGCCACTCGGAGGAACTCCCAGACCAGGCCGGATCGGGCGCCGGCGAGTCCACGTCGTGGTCCGGCGACCGAGATGTCCTGGCAGGGGAATCCGCCGCAGAGCAGGTCGATCGCACTAGGCGACCATCCTCCGCCGACGTCGCGTATGTCCGACGCGATCGGGATGCCAGGGAAATGCTGGGCGAGGACCGCGCGCCGGTAGTCGTCCGCCTCGCAGAGTCCGACGTGCTCCCAGCCTACGCGCGCGAGTCCAAGGTCGAGGCCACCGACACCTGAGAATGTACTGAGGACCGTCGGTCCATGCTGTCCGCATCCTGGTCGCGACTCCTCGATCGCGTCCGGCATCATCCCGCCCTCCGCTCGCGTGCCTCGCGCACGTCGAGCACGTCGCCGGGACGCAGGCGCTCGTACGCCCCCGCCTCCAGCAGCAGGTGTGCCTCCCGCATGGTCGGTTCGTCCCACCGCGCCCAGTCGATCTCGGCCCGTACGGGGTCCAGGCGCACCAGCAGGACATAGCGGCCCGCCGTGTCGTACCCGGCGCGCTCGAGCACCCCGCCCGGGTCATCCACCCGGCCCAGGTCGATGACCAGCGCGGGGATGCGGGTCGCCGAATCGGCGATCGTGATGAGCGTCATGGCGCGCCTCCAGGCGCGTACTCGGGGAGGCTGGCACCCTCGGAGAGCACCACGTCCGTGACGTCGGCGTAGCGCAGGTCGGCGCTGCGCAGGTTGGCGAAGCGCAGGTCGGCGAAGCGCAGGTCGGCCCCGCGCAGGTCGGCCCCGTGCAGGTCGGCACCGCGCAGGTTGGCGAAGCGCAGGTCGGCGAAGCGTAGGTCGGCGCTGCGCAGATTGGCGCTGCGCAGGTTGGCGAAGCGCAGGTCGGCCCCGCGCAGGTCGGCCCCGTGCAGGTCAGCCCGCTCCCCCCCCTCGCCGCGCAGCCACCGCGCGTGCGAGTCGAGGATGGCCTTCAGCTCGGCGGCGGTCATCCCGTCACCGGCACGTGCGGCGCCGCCGGGGGCGGGGTGATCGGCATCGGGCAGCGCAACCGCCAGTACCAGCGCGGCCCGGCGCCGCGACGCCGCAGGTCGGCGCAGGTGATGCGCGGCTGGCCCACGCATCCGAAGCGCACCAGCCACCGGCGTCCGGCGCCGACGCGCCGCAGGTGGGCGCAGTCGATCGCGGGCCGGGTGACGGGCGGCGCCGTGGCGACCGGGGGCGGAGGCGGCGCCGGTGCGACCGGCGGCGGCGACTCCTCGCCCGGGGGCGCCGGAGGCAGTGGGGGCGCGGCGCAGCTCACATCGGCCGACGCGGACCAGCGGTCTCGCCCCACCGCGTAGGCGGCGACGAGGCGGCCCGAGCCGCGCGGCAGCGCCACCGGAACCGACGACGCGGGGCCCGTGAAGCGATGCGTGCCTACGTGGACGGTCTCGCCGTCGAGGGTGACCAGGAGGCTCCCCGAGATCTCGCGCCCCGGCACGAAGCCGTCGAGGACGACGCGGGCCGTGGGCCCCTGGCATGCGACGCCGACCGAGACGTTCGCCTCGGCCCGACCCGGAAGGAGCAGGCCGGCCGCGAGGATCGGGGCGGCCAGGATGGCGACTGCGGTGCGGTCGCGCATCAGGCAGCCACCTGCGCGGGCGCGGCCGGGTCGGGGTCACGACCGCCCGGCAGGGCGACCAGGACCAGCCCCTCGCGCTGCTCGCGCCGCCGGGTCAGGACCCGCAGGTCGCGCAGCCCGGTCCCGATCTCCCGCAGGCGCTCGTCGGCCTGGCGCTCCAGGCGCTCGGCCCGGCGGGCGTACTCGTGCGCCTTGATCGCGTCGCGCCCGGCGAAGTAGCTCGCCCGTCGGCGGCCGTCGGCGGCCTGGGCCAGGTCGTCCTCGACCTCGGCCAGCAGCCACGCCAGGTCGTCGATGATGCGAGGGACCCGTCGCAGGGTCCGGGGCCCGTCCTTGGGGGCCATCGGCTAACCTCCCGTGTGGGCCCCCGCGGCCGCGCTCATCTTCTTGCTGGAGGAGGGCGCGTCCTCGGGGGTTCTGTTTGCAGGGGTTTCGTGCGTACTCGCGCCGACGCCGTTGGCCGGCGTGGCAGGGTCTGGGTCGTGATGACCCTCCAAGGCCGCGAAGATCCGCTCGACGGTGCTCAGGCGCGGGTCGGTCGTGACGCCCTGCTCGATGTTCCGCAGCGCCGTCAGGCTCACGCCGGCGGCGATGGCCACCTCGACCTGGGTCAGGCCAGTGGACTCGCGGGCGCTACGGACTCTCTCTGCGAGGGTTCCCGGCATTGGTGACTACCACCGTACCGGTACCGGTACGCGAGCGCAAGTGCGCGCCGGTGCCCGTGCGCCGGTACTACCGCCAGGCGGGTACCTGTTTTACGGTTCCCCTCATGGATCAGGTGGACGTCATCGCGGAGATGCGAGCCGCGGCCGGATCGCGCCAGAAGCTGGCCGAGATCGCCGGCGTCGCCATCTCGACCGCTCAGGCGTGGGAGAAGGGCGTGCCGCCGAAGAGTCCTCCACTGTCCCGGCTCAACCGCTGGCGACCCGACCTCACGGCGAAGCTCATGGACGCGATCGCCGCCGCCGACGATGCCCGGCGGGCAGCCGACGCGGCCGGGGAGTGAGAGAGTCAGCGATGCGCTCCACCGCCGCGGCGACGCCTGGGCTCACGTCGGGCATCGACGCCGCCTCCCGTGCCACCCGCGCTACCCGTTGCAGCGCACGCCGGTCCGCCTCTTTCCACCCGCTCACCGCCCACCCCTGTCCGGCCGGGGCTGGGACACGTCGGGCGCCCCGGGATGGGGAGGCTACCGAGCGGCCCGGACGCGCCGCCACCCCCGTGGTCGGCGGACGACACCCCCCGTTCAGGGGATGCGCCAGCCTGCCGATGCAATCAGACGGCCCACCCGTAGGGCCAGAGGTTAGGAGGTCCGCGTGGCCCACACCGAGCCACAGCCCCCCGCAGGGGTCGAGCAGCAGACCGGCATCCGGTGCCCCAACTGCGACGTCCGCACCGAGGGGCTGAAACTCCGCCAGGAGCGCAAGGCGACCAAGCGCCACGGGGTCGGGTTCTGGACGGCGACCGTCTTCTCGATCGGCACCTGGGCGCTCTTGCGGGCGATCTTCGGCCGCAAGCAGATCATCCGGTACTACCGGTGCCCGGCCTGCGGCTATCAGTGGAGCCCGTAGCCCGACCGCCCCACGCGCTACGCTTGCAGGGCCACGGAAGGGCATGCGATGGCCTCGGCGGGATGCCGGGGCCGTCGCCGTTCAGGCGGCCCGCGCCCTCTCGGCCATCCGCCGCGAGCGCATGTACGCCCCGGACTCCGTGATCCCGAGGGCCGCCCCGATCGCGCGGAAGCTCTCGCCGCGGATGCGCCCGGACAGGACGGCCCGCTCCCCCGGGGTCGCGACGGCCCACAGGCGGCGCAGGGCGTCACGGGCGATGACGACCTGCTCGGGCCCCTCGGCCGGGTCGGGCAGCGCCTCGGCGAACGTCTCGCCCTCCACGTCGCTGACCAACGGGACGTCCAGGGAGAGCGTCCAGAAGCCGTGGTGCTCGTGCGGGCCGGACGCGCGGCCGAGGCGCGTGCGCAGGACGTCCACGTAGGCCAGGACCAGGACCCGCCACAGGAACGCCTCCGGGTCCACCCCGCGGGCCCGGGAGAGGGGCCAGGCCCGCGGCAGGCGGCGCAGCAGCAGGGCGCACACGTCGGCCACCACGTCCTCACGGTCCGTGAGCGGCCCCTCGCCGCGCTCCCGGCACCAGCGGGCAAGTCGCCTCCGGACCTCCGGCAACAGGGCCTCCCAGGCGCGCTCCCGGGCAGGGCCGCCCCCGGCCGCGCCGTCGAGCGCGGCCCGCAGCTCCGCCCCGGCGAGGCGCGCGGGGCGGGCGGCGGACACGGGTCAGCCGACGTGGATGACGCCGGCCAGGATGAGGTCCATCAGCGCGCCTTGTAGGCCTGCATGTACCGCCCGATGTTCGTGATCGCGACGAGCACGCCGCCGATCACGATGAGGATCGCCTTGATGTGGTCCGGCAGCGGCAGCTCGGCCGCGGAGGCGGCGATGCCCACCCCGGCCGAGGCGGTGCCGGCCACGTAGCCGCCGATGGTGGCAAAGCCCACCTCGACCTTGCGGCCGATCTCGCCGACCGGGGGCGCGTCGGTCGGGGTCGCGGGCGGCGGCTCCACGACCTCGACGTCCTGGGTGCTGCGGTCGATCTCCATGCTCGCTTCCTTACTACGTGGTGGACAGGGCGCCGGCCGCCGTGGCGGTGCCGCCCTCGGTGCTGACGGGGACGCGCCTGCGCCAGCGGCGCAGGTTCATGTGGCCGACCCGGCGGGCGTAGGCGGCCAGGCGCTCCTCGCGGACCTCGCGGCTCGCCCAGCCGCCGAACTCCCACGTCGCCCCGAAGGTGCCGATCGGCCCGGCCTCGAAGGCGTAGGGGCTCGCCCGGTTGATCCGCACCGCACGGGTCCACATATCGGGGCGCGCGGCGGCGAAGGCCTCCATCCGGGCATCTCGGGCCTGTGCGCTCGCCCATCCGCCGAACAGGCGCGGCCGCAGGTTGAGGTCGTCGAAGCCGTAGCTGTCGCGCATCACCACTCGCGTCGCCGTGCCGGCGACCGCGGGCGGCACGATGATGCGCCACTCGTCCTTGGCGCGCACCAGGCGGCGGACGGCGTTGCCGACGTTGCCCTCGATCGTGTCGAGCAGGCCGTTGCCGCGGTCGCGCACGACGATCCCGACGTGCACGCCGCATCGGATGGTGAGGCTACCGGGCGGGGCGAGCCCGTCGGGCGCCAGCCCGCCGAGGGCGTCGGCGCGCTGGCAGATGAAGCCTGTGAAGGGATGGCCGAGCATCGTGTCGAGCTCCACCCCGGCCTCGGCGTAGACGGCGCGCACGAAGATCGCGCACCAGGGCGCGCCGCGGTAGGTGCCGCGCGGAAGCCCCAGCGAATCCTCCGCGGCCCGCTGCCAGGCCTCGATCTGCGGACCGTCGTTACGGCCAGTCGCCTCGTCGACGCCGACGTAGCGCTCGGCGACGGCGACCACCCTCTGTCCGGACATGCTCAACCTCCTCCGAATCCGAGAAACGCCGCGGCGGCTCCCACGCCGGCGGCGATGACCAGGCGGGCGACGTCCCACAGCCGGTCGCGCCAGCGCTGCCTCCGGGCCGCCGCCGCCGCGGCCTGTCGCGCCTGTTCGAGCGTCTGGCCCTCCTCGACCGCCTCGGCCACCTCGTGCGCCCCAAGGCGCTCCAGCGCGACGTCGAGCTTGTTCTCGATGCGATCCCAGCGGCGCTCGTCGCGCTCACGGTCGGCGAGGTAGGCGGTCCAGGGGACCCACTTGCTGCCGTTGCCGGCGCGCGGGTATGGGAGCTCGTGCGCGTCTGCGCGGCTCATGGCCAGAACGACGACGGCCCCGTCGTTGCCGGGGCCGCTTCGGTGGGGGTAATGTCGCCCTCATGCGTATGCGCGTCCCTGTGATCGTCGTTTTGGTCCTCCTGCTGCTCCCGGCAACGGCCGGGGGGCAGCCTGCGGACCCGGCGCAGCGGCTGGCCGACGAGACGGCTGACTGGATCGGGGAGGTGCTGCGCATCCCCGCCCAGCGCGCGGAGCTCGTCACGGCCGCCGACGACCAGCTGCTGGTCGGGTCGGGCGGCGGCCAGGTCGTCTGCTCCGACCCGAGCGTGATCCACCTGGGCGACTTCTCGCGCGAGCGCCTCAACGGGATCGCGGAGGGGCGGATCGAGGACCCGCACACATCGGCGCTCCTCGTCCACGAGCTGCTGCACATCATCACCCTGCGCCTCCACCCGGCAGGCGAGGACGGCCGCTGTCCCTTCGACCGCGAGGTCGAGGAGGGGATCGTCGAGGCGGTGACGCGCGACCTCATGCCCGCGTGGACGCACCGCTTCTCGTCCGGGTGGTCGCCCCTCTCGCACAACTCGATGTGGGATCGGGAGGTGCTCCACATCCGCGGGGCCTCGCGCTACCTGTCGGGCTGCCCCGGCTGGCGCTGCCGGGAGGCTCGGCTCATCCGCCGCGTGATGCTGCTGGCGAGCAGGGACGACCGCCGCGCGGTGCTGCGGACGGCCGAGCTGCTGCGCGAGGCGAAGCTTCACGGCTGAGGTCGTCACCGCAGGACCTCGACGAAGATCTGCAATCCGATGTTGGTCGTCGAGCCACCGTTGTTCCGCATCCGGGCGTAGATGCGACCGGTGTTGTCCACCGCGGTCGCCGCGTAGCCGGTGATGTCGATCTCGATCGGGATGGTCGTCCAGCTTCCGCCGAGCGGCGAGGTCCGGTCGACCCCGTTGATCTCGATGCCCAGCGGCTGCGCGGCGGAGTTGGAGTTCACCCGCACGAATGCCCGCACCACCTGGTCCGCGGCGTGCAGGTTGACCATCGAGTACGCGCTGAACCCGCCCGCGCCGACCGACGTGAAGGGGCGCTCCCCGGTGAGCATCACCTTCTGCCGTTGGTAGGCCCGGTGGGGCATGGTCGCGGCGCGCAGCAGCCGGCGCATGCTCACCGCCCCCGAGCGCGGGCGCTGGCGGAAGGCGACCTGCGTCGCCGTCCGCCCCTCGGCTCCGAACGAGCGGGTGACCTGCAGGAGCTGGCGGGGCTCGGCGTCCTCGACGCCGATGTCCGGGACGGAGATCCGCAGCCCGTCGCCGGGACGCCAGCGCATGGCCGAGAGTGTCTCGGACAGCGGCCAGGTGTCGGCCAAGCGCTCCTGCGCGCGCGGGACCCCCCGGAGCTCCTCCCAGGGCGTCGCCCGCAGCGCGAGCTCGGCGTTGAGCCGCGCCTCCAGGAGCTGGGGGAAGCCGATCTCGGGCGCGTCGACCCGCGCCTCCAGGCCGAAGAGCGCCTCGCGCAGAGCGGGGATGTCGGCCACCTCCGCCGTCACCTGCGACCCCCGGCCGTCCGGCAGCCCGGCAGCCGATCCGCGCAGCACCACCGCCTGGTCCTCGGCGTCGATCGTGACCCCGGGCGAGAGGATCGGATCGGCGCCGTCGGTGTCCTCGACCTCTAGGACGACGTCGGTGTCCCGGCCGACCCGTACCCGGGGCACGAGCCGTCCGGGGAACTCCCCCGACTCCAGCTGCATCGGCTCGCAGGTGAGCTGGTAGCCGAACTCGCGCGCGGCTCCGTAGACGAGATCGAAGTGGCTCTGTCCCTGGACGCGGTTGTCGTAGCAGCCGAGGGGGCTGAGACTCGTGCCGGGGACGTTCTGCCAGGTCGACCCGGTGATCGCCCCCCCGCCGGCGTCCGTGTACGAGGCCGGCGGCAGGAACTGCATCGCGATCGACTGGGCCCCGCCCGACTCGAAGTATTCGAGGACGAGGGGGTACCAGCCAGCCTCTGCGCCGATACCCGACAGCGTCGCCGGACCGATTGTCCCGGCGCCCTCGACCCACCCGTCGAGCAGCTGCTCGCCCCATCCCGTCCTGGCGACCCAGAGCCGCGCCCCGTCGTCGACGTTGGTGAGCCGGAACTGGTAGCTACCGAGGTCCTGGCGCAGGTAGACGGCGCCGAGCCACCGCACCGAGAAGTAGTCGCCCGAGCTGCCCGGCTGGATCGGCGTGAGACCCCCGCCGGCGGACACGGCCTCCACGCGCTCGCCGTAGTGCTCACGGACCGGGGCCAGGATGCGCGCCCGGCGGTGGGCCGCGCTCAGCCCCTGCAGGTCGCCGTGGTTGAAGTACCGGCCCAGCAGGCCGCCCGTCGGGTAGTCGCCCGGAAGGACGTAGTTGCCCTTGTCGGCGCCGCGGGCCAGGAAGGGGCGGAGGCGCTCGACGACCACGCGCTTGAAGGTGGCGCGGATCCTCCCCGATGGTGGCAACGACCCGGAGACGCGCACCCGCACCTGGTCGGGGGCCGTCGCCCCGAGGTTGGTGACCTCGAACTGGCCGACCAGGCGCCCCTGGGCGAAGGCCCGGATCCATCGGCCCTGGCGCTCGAGGACCAGCGTGATCGGGGTGCGCAGGACATTGCCCTCCGCCTCGGGCACGCTGGCGATCACCCTGAGATCCCCGACCCCGCCGGGGGGAACGTTCGCATCCGTGAGCGCAGCCTGCCCGAGCTCCACCCCGACGCTGACGTTCTTGCCGCTGCCAGAGTTGCGGGCCTGGAGGTCGGCGCGCACGTGGTCGGTGTAGCCGTCGAACCTCTCCGTCGACACCACTACGGCGGTCATGCGCCAGTCGTCCGAGCCCACGTCGATCTCTCGGTAGCCGACCCCGTCCTGCTCGGACGAGAAGTTGCACTCCACGCGCACAAGCCGGAGGTCGACGTCGGAGGAGTTGCCCTGCTCGGGGTCGTCGTGCGTCGTGACGGTGCCGGCCGCGGTCAACCATGTCGAGTTGGTGATCGCCCAGGTGGGCACCCGCGTGTAGGCCTCGACCACGTCGCGCGGAGCGTGCGTCCAGGTGCGGTCGCCCTCGTAGGTCCGCCGTAGGAGCGCCGAGGCGTCGGGCCCGGAGATCTCCACGCGCCCGCGGTCGACCTCGATCCGCTGGATGACGCCCACGAACTCCAGGACGTCGTCGCGGTAGATCTCGATGAACTGCATCGAGCGGTCGACGCTGAAGCGCTCGCGCCAGAGGCCCTTGGAGCCCGCGGCGTTGGGGAAGGTGAGCGAGAACTCGCCCGCGTCTCCCAGGCGCCGGGTGTAGGTGCCCTCGACGAGGTCGTGCGAGGTCGGAAGGTGCGAGAGCGGCAGCTCGGTGAATCCGTAGGTGCGGCCGAGGATGGTCTGCGTGGCGCCCTCGGACGGCCGCCCGCCGAGGTACGCCTCGGTCGGGTGGATGTGGCGGATGCGGTGCTCGCGGGCGTCGACGAGCTGGGCCGGGGCGTCGCGGGTTCCGATGGCGGTGCTCATCTCACCGGCTCACGATCGTCTGGGGCGAGCGGGAGTCGAAGAGCACCTCCTGCGCCAGGTCGCGGGCGCCGTCGTAGACCGGCGCGGTCGGATCGGTGCGGTCCTCCAGCTTGTGGGCCTCGATGCGGTCCACGAAGAGCGTGCCGGAGCTGATCCAGGCACGGATCTGGAGCGTGGTGGCGTTGGCGGTGATGTCGCCCAGGTCGAGCCAGACGTAGGACGTCGAGGTGGTGGTCCTGACCGATCCGGTGGTGGCGCCGGTCTGGGCCCGGATCGAGAGCGTCCCCCCGGCAGAGGTCCGCACCCGGGCGAAGACCCGGTAGCGGCCGCGGGCGCTGTTGGGCCAGGTGGCGCGGGTGACGTGGTCGGCCTCCGAAGTGCGGGTCGCCTGGGTGGTCGTGCCGCCGGAGGCGTTGGCGTCGGAGGTGCTGCTCGTCCCGGAGGCGGCGGTCATCGACTCCGCCTCCATGACCTGGTCGGTCATCGCGGAGTGGACGCCGATCTGGGCGGACATGTACCCGGCGCTCGACAGGTACGGGCCGATGACGTTGCGGGCCGTGCCGTACGGCTCGGTGGCGCCCGCGCGCCACAGGCTGGCCGCGGACTGGAGCACCGCCAGGGTCAGCGCGAACGACTCCCCCTGGCGCAGGAGGCAGGCCAGGTTCTCACCGGTGAACGTCGCCGCGCCGACGTTCGCTCCGGTGCCGTAGCTCGCCGAGAAGAGCGCCGAGCCCGTGCCGGCGGTCGAGACGTTCACGCCCGCTCCGGAGGCGTCGATCTTGCAGACCGAGGTGTTGGGAGGGACGGTCGAGATCGCGACGACGATCGTCGCACCCGCCGCCGTGCCGTCCGCGCGCAGCGCCGGGTAGACCTCGATGCGCGGCCCGCGCCAGCCGCGCTGGAGGGTGAGGTAGACCTCCTCGCGCGATGAGGCGTCGGCGGCCCGGCGCAGTACGACCCGCACGACCGCGCGGTCGGGGGCCCACTCGACGACCGCGGCCGACACCAGCGTGTCGCAGAAGCCCTGCGTGGCGCCCAGGCGCTCGATGATGACCTTGCCCGTCTCGGTCCAGACCGAGCCGGTCCAGACGTCGATCGCGAAGCCGGGGGTGTTGGCCGAAGACCACCTGATTCGAGTCAGGGCGTTGTCGAGCACCGGGACGTCACCCGCGGTGAGCGGCTGGTCGGGGCCGTAGACCTCCTCCCAGGCCGGGTCGGGCCCGCCCGATGGCGCGGTGATGACCCCGCGGCGGTCGTAGAGGACCACGTCGCCCCTGTTCCGGTCGGCGGCCGCCTGCTCGAACGATGCGACCGCCAGGTCGAGCGTGTTGGGCGGGGCGGGGCCGATGAGCGCCCGCAGGAGCGCGCCGCCATGGCCGGGGCGGGATCCCGTGATCGCGATCGGCAGGCCGAACGGAGGCGGGATGTAATCGGTAACGACGTCCGAGACGCTCGACGGCAGCCACGCCAGCTGGAGTGCGGAGAGCGTCCCGAACCCGGTGTCGTAGATCCGCTTGAGGGTGTCTCGGGGAGTCGTGGCCAGCCGCCGGTCGCGCAGGTGTACCTCGATCGCCCGGCGGTGGGTGCGGGGACGGCCGAGGAGCGCGAGTTCCAGACCGGTGAAGCGCCAGAAGGCCGAGGCGAGCGCGCCCTCGCCGGCGACGTCGAAGGTCGCCCCGCCCGGCACGTACCAGCCGTCCTGCTCGGGGTCCTCACTCCAGGCGACGTAGAGCCCCTGCGCCCGCGCGGTCAGGTTGTTGAGCAGCGCCCGCAGCTGCCGGCGCACGCGCTGGCGGTCGGCGGCCGTGTCCCCGGCGGCGGCCGGGAAGGATGTGAGTCCGGCCGAGACGGAGAGGCCCTGGCGGCCGCCTGGGACCGGTGTGGCACCGACGCGCGCGATCGGCTCGCCGACCGCCTCGGGGAACGCTTCCGGGTCGTCGAGCGCCAGCCGACCGATCACGAGGCCCACCGCTACACCTCCATCCCGACCAGGCGGTCTGAGCTCGGCGGCGCCAGCGAGCGCAACACGTAGTCCTGGCCGCGGTAGCCGAAGACGACCGAACCGCCGAAGGTGCGGTTGAGGTCCTTGAGGGCCTCGGTGTTCTCGTTGATCGCCTTGATCTGCTCCTCGATGCTCTCGCGCTGCTGGCGCGCGGACAGGTACGCGCGGGCCGCGTCAGCGATGCGGCGCGGGTCGCCTGAGGCGAGCGCGGCCTCGTAGTCCCGGCGGGCGAGGTCCTCGATCGTGCGGGCGGCGGAGAGGTCGTCCTCCAGGCCGGGCGTGAGGGCGGCCTGCGCGAGCGCCGCCTCGGCGAAGTCGGCCTCTGTGGGCGGGCCCTCGCCGTCCCCCCCGGCGAAGTTCTCCTCGTACTGCTCCTGGGCGATCTCCTCGTTCAGCTCCTTGAGCTCGTCGATGAGCTCGGCCCGGATCTCGATGAGCTCGTCGCGCTCGCGGCGGTTCTGCCGCATCGCCGCTCGGATGCGGTTGAGGGCCTGTCGCCGCGCGGCGGGGTCTCCACCGCCCTTACCGACCCGCTTGAGATCGGCGCGCAGCTTGGCCCAGCGCTTGGCGAGGCGCTGAAGCGCCGCATTCACACGGCGGATGTCGGCCCGCAGGAGCTGACCCTGCTTGGCGCGCTCGGCCGCCTGCTCATCCGCCGCGACCTGGTCGGGCGGCTTCCCCGCCGCGCGTGCCCGCCGGGCGGCGGCGCGTCCTGCGGCGCGGACCGCGCGCTCGCCGCGGGCGGACGAGGTGCCCAGGCGGGCGCCCACCGCGGCCGAGACGTCGGCGCCGGCCTGGAGGACTCGGTTGACGATGCCCTTGGCGCCCGAGGAGATGCCCGCACCCCGGATCGTCTGAGCGAGCCGTTCGCGAGGGCTCAGCTGGGGTGCGCGCTCCTGCGAGGGCGTGAAGTGTCCGTCATCGCCACCCTTGGAGCCCGGCTTCCCCGCCGGGGCCCGGACGATCGAGTGCAGCGCCGACAGGCTCGTGGAGCCGAGGTGCAAGTGCGGGCCGCCGTTCACGCCCTCACCCAGGTAGCCGAGCACCTCGCCGGCGCCGACGCTCTGGCCGGGTCGCACCGCTACCGACTTCAGGTGTTTGTAGTAGAGCTGGATGCCCTTGGTGCTTAGGTAGACAGCGTGGCCCCAGAAGCGCGGGTCCGACTGAAACGGGCGCACGGCCCCGATCACGCCGGGCCCGGCCGCCACGACCGGCATGCCGTCGCGCCCCATCAGGTCGTACGCCGCGTCCGACTGCCAGTTGTTGGGTGGCGCGGTGTAGGAGTGCGTGCCCTGCCCGGGCCCGCCGCCCAGGCGTGCCCCCGGCGCGGGGTGCACCCAGCCGCCGCTGGCGAACGCCGCCCCGTCGCCGCCGACGATGCCGCCAGTCGCCCGCAGAGCGCCCATGATGCGGTCGATGCCGACGATCCGCTGCTGGCTCGGGTTGAGGACGACCTCGCCCGCATGGGCGACGATCGGCACCGCCTGGCCGCGGCGGCCGGGGACGGTCCCGCCGCGGTCGAGTACCGCTCCGATGGGCCCGAGCGCGTCGAGGATTGCCCGGCCCACTCCTCCACCCCCGCGGCCTGGGATCGCGTCGAGGATCGCATCGCGCACCGCGTCCCTGATCTCTCCGGCGATCGACTTGATCCCCGAGACGATGCCGCGGACGATGGCTCGGCCCATTCGCCGCACCGCGTCGAGCGCACGACCAGCGAGCCCACCGATCTTGCTGATCCCATCCATGACGCGATCTCTCAGCGATGCACCCAGCCCGCGCAGCCCGTTGAGGATGCCCTCAGCGATGCGTTTGCCGATTGTCAGTGCAATCGACGCGGCGGCCTGGGGGATCGTTCGGAGGAAGTCAAGAACGCCCTCAAGGTTCGTCCGAGCGATCGTCTTGATCGCACCCCATGCCCGTCCCCAATCGCCGCGCAGGAGCGCCATCGCAAACGCGACCAACTCCCTGATGGTGATCATCATCCGTTCTATCGTGCGGCCGACGAAGCGGGCTACTGCGCTGATCTCGTCGCCGAACTCGCCCCAGAGTCGCCGAGCGCCGGCGACCACCGTGCGCACCGTCGGGACGACGTTGGCATCCATCCACCTGACGACGTCGGAGATAACTACCCGCACGTCACGGAACGCCGCGGCGGTCGTGTCACGGAACGCGGGCCAGTTTCGTTGCGCCCACTGGGCGACATCGTTGACCACGCGGAGGGTCTGGACCATCAGCGGAAGAAACACACGTCCGATCTGAGCGGAGAGGTCGGCCATCTGGGCCTTCGCGATCCGCTGGGCATTCGCCATCCCATCCGCGGTGCGGGCGAAGTCGCCCTGCTGGTCGGCGGTGTCCTTCAGGAGCAGCGAGTAGCGGGCCTGGATCTTCTGCTGCTCGGTCAGCTCGGCTCCGGTCTCGGCGATGCCGACCTTGTAGGCGTGCTGCTTCACGCGGGTCTCGGTCAGCACGGCCCCGAAGCGCTTCAGCGGCTCCGACTCCCCCGAGAGGCCGGAGCGGATGCGGTCGAGCATCTCGGTCGGGTCCTCGTTGTTGAACGAGGCCATGTCCGACGCGAGCTGGACCATCTCGCGGCTCATCTCGGCGGCGCGCTTCGGCGCGACGCCCATCGGCTTCAGCATCGCGCCGATCGAGGCCGCGTTCTCCAGCGCGGCCGCCTTCGACATGCCGAGCGAAGTGGCCGCCGTGCTGGCCCACTTCTCCATCGCGGGCCCGGCGGCCTCGAAGGTCTCCCGGCTCTTGTTGACCGACTCCTCCAGGTCGGAGGCGGCCCGGGTGGCCTTGACGGCACCGGCCGCGAAGCCGGCGCCAGCGGCGGCGCCGGCCAGGGCTGCGCCTCTCGCAAGGCGGCCCATGCCGCGGCGAAGTCGGTCTGAGGACTTCTCCAGGCCGGCCATGTCCCTGTCGACCTGCCGGAAGGCGCGCGAGAGGGACTTCGGGTCCCCGGTGATGCGGACGCTCAGCTCGCGAGTGCTCACTCAGCGGCTCGCTTCATGTTCTCGGCGTCGGCCACGATCGCGTCCCACTCGTCAGGCATGAGGTCTGGGATCTCCCAGGGCTTCAGGCCGTAGACGCGCGCGAGCGCCGGGTGCCACTGCTCCCGGCCCTGGAGGTCCGGCGCTGTGGCGCGGCCGCGGGCTCGGCGCCCTCCGAGGAGCCCGCGGCGTCGGCCGGGGGGATCTCCTCGTCCTCCTCGTCGCGGATCTCGATGGTGCCCTCGCCGACCGGGAGGTCGAGCAGGTCCTCGACGTCGACCTCCTTCCCCGCCCGGCGCATGGCGATGACCGCCAGGACGAGGACGAGCTCGACGTCGCCGGCGTCGAGTGCCTCCTCGACCTCGCCGGCGCGCAGGCCGGTCACCTGCTTGACCAGGCCGAACTCGCGCCCGGTGAGCTGGTCCGGGAACGCATAGGCCTCGCCCTGAACCACGATCTTTCCCGCCATCTGTCATCCCTCCCAGGTGTCGCCGATCTTGTCGAGCAGGCGCTCCAGGGCCCGCTCGACCTCTGCCTGCTTGGCGGCGAGCGCCGGCCGCAGGAAGGGCCGGTTGCGGTCGCCGTACTCGTAGCGGCGCGGGTAGCGGTAGCCCTGCGGCCACGCCGCGCTGCGCTGGGTCACGTTGGCCACCACGAGCGCGACGTCTCCGCGCACCCGCGGACGGATCGCGTCGGCCAGCCGCTTGCGGGGGCGCCGACCGGGAGGGATCGGCCGGCTCCCCCGCGGCGCCCGGCGCCGGGCCTCGGCGGCCACGATCTCGGCCGCATCGCGCAGGGCGTCCGTGATGCCCTGCCCCAGCTGCACGTCGATGCGGCGCAGATCGCGCCGGAACTCGCGCAGGCCCTCGATGTAGACCTGTCCCTCCACGCGCGGTGCTACGGCGTCGTGTCGTCGGTGCGGTAGACGATCGAGATCGGAGGGTTGGTCCCGTCGTTGAGGACCCTGAACGGGAGCGACTGCGGGACGATGTCCGGGCCGCCCACCGTGGGCGTCTCGCCGTCGAAGCGCACCGCCGGCAGCGTGATCTCGACGTGGTACTTCAGGGCGCCCTCGATGATCGGGCCCTCCCACTTGGCGACGACGCTCGCGATCGTGCCGTTCACGAAGCGGTTGTACGCCGTGAGGTTCTCGAACTCGGCCGACAGGGAGCCGGACAGGTCCACCATCTCGGCCGGGACCTGCTCCTTCTTCAGGGTGCTCGCGCGGATCAGGTGGCGGTCGGTCTTGAGGCCGTTGGAGCCCTGGAGGCTGAATTCGGTGAGGTCCATCTGCGACCCGCCGACGATCACCGTGCCGCCGACGTAGGAGAGGAGGGTCTGGCCGGTGGGGTAGCTCGCGGTCGCAAGCGTCTGGGCCGTGTCCTCGTCGCGCGCGTCGAAGGTGGTGCGCAGCGCCAGAAGCCCCCCGACGCCGGACGAGATCTCCCACTGGGTGATCTTGGCCCCGGTGTAGTCGAACGGACGTACGGTCCCGCCGACGTCCGGACGGCCCACCTGGATCGAGAGCGACAGGCCGTCCATGTCGCCGAGCGTGGCGGTGTGGTCGCGTGTGTTGACGCCGCCGCCAGGCGTTGACGTCGCGACGGCGCCGAGCATGTGCTTGAACAGGAGGCCGAATCCGCGGGTGGCGACCTCCCACTCCACCTGACCGGACGCGCCGCGACGGTCGGCGACCCAGCGATCTGATCGCAGGACACGGTTGCCCGCCCGGATGGACCGGCTCTCGATGCGCTCGATCGAGAGCTGGAAGCCCTCCGTGACGAACTCCAGGAAGCGCGTGGGGGCGACCCGCGTGCCCCATGTCGACTCGGCCGCGAACCCGATCTGGGCCACGAGCCCTGAGCGCAGCGCCATGGCCTACTCCTCCCTCTTGGCGGCCTTGGCGGCCGACGGCTTCTCCGCGGGCTCCCAGTTGCCGGCCTGCTCCAGCAGGGAGTCGGCGACCTCGTCCGGGAACTCGGCGGCCTGCCCGTGCGCGACCTCGATCTCTCGGCCGTCGGGCAGGGGGACGTAGACCCCTCGGTGGGGGCCTCGGTACACGAGCTTCATGGGTGGGCCTCCTCGGGCTCCGGGGGGGTCAGATGCGCGCTCGGCAGGCGATGTGCACCGTCGCCCGCGCCGTGCGCTGGTCCGTGTCGAAGGTCTCGGTGAGGTCGGTCTTCTCGACCAGCGCCCAGATCAGGTCGGCGACGCCGAGCGGCGGAGCCGAGAGCGGCCGGAGCGCCTGCTCGATCTCGGCCACGAGGACGAAACACCGCTCGGAGACGTCTCGGGCGGGCTCCAGGGATGGCCGGACGACGTTGACGATGACCTGCACCGTGTAGCTCTCGTCCCGGCGCTGCTGGCCGATGGCGGCCGAGTCCTGGCTTCCGATCACGTCGCCCACGCAGATCCACTCGCGCGAGATGGCGTCGTGCGGGATGCCCCAGGTGACCTGGACGCCCGCGAGTGCCGGCCGCGCCTGGATGGCGGAGACGATGGCCGCCTTGACCGCAGGGATCGTGCTGGTCGCCATCTCAGACCGTCACCCTCGCCCAGGGCTCTAGCAGCCGGTGCGCGGCGCTCGGTATCGCCCATGTCGATGCACGGTCGGGGCGGATCTCCCACCCGGCGTCCGCCTCGATCGCGTACTGCGCCACGGCCCGGTCGGACCAGGCGCCCACGGTCACGATGCAGGCACGCTTGATGTCCTCCGGGACCTCGACGGTGTCGAAGAGCCCCCACGCACCCGCGATGTCGAGCTGAGCGAAGCCGAAGGCGTCTGCGAAGGCGGAGGCGAGGCTGGTGCGGGTGGACAGGCGCAGGCGCAGGTACGAGCCGCCGAGCGATCCGCCGAGCGGCTCCAGGGCGTAGTCCTGGTCGGCGACCAGCGCCATGGGCGAACCGCTCTCGGGGTGCAGCGTCACCGAGGACGCGCTGCGCAGGTCGTGGGGGGCAAGGTCGACCAGGCGGCCCTCAACGCGGAACCGCCTCGTCTGGCTCGCCGTCTTGGGAGCGAACTCGCGCACGTAGCGCCGCGCGATCGCGCGGCTCGCCGCCGTGATGAGGGCACCCAGCAGGGCATCGTCGCCGCTTGTCGTCACCTCAAGCTGGGCCTTCACCTCGGCGAGCGTCACGAGATCGACAGCCGCCATGTGGGGTCAGCGCTCCCGCGTCTGGGCACCGCCGCCGCGCGGACGCGACTGCTTGGCGCCGATGCGCTCCAGCGCGGCGTCGACCGCCCGGAGCCGCTCGTCCATCGCCTTGGAGGCGTCGGTGTCCTTGCGCGCGATCGCCATCTCGCGCCGTGCCGCGTATCCGGCGCGCTCGCGCTCCAGCGCAGCCCGGTACGAGGCCGATTGCTCCTGGGTCATCGTCATGTGGGATCCCCTTCGTGATGCCGAGACGCCAGGGGCCCGCCGAAGCGGGCCCCTGGTCCGGTCCGGTGCTGACCGCCTAGAAGGTCGGCGTCACCAGCCCGGTGCCGCTGATGATCGCCGTCGCCTTCGGGTAGCGGCCGGCCGTGAAGGCCGAGTAGCCGTAGACGACCAGCTTCACCGTGAGATTGCCGGCCAAGGTCTGCTCGAAGCGCGCCTGGCGCGGCATCCCGTCGCCCTCCTCCCAGAGCAGGAGGTCAGGGGCGCGGGACACGACGATGATGTCCTCGTTGGTGCCCGCGCCGAGGTTGGTCGGGATCGAGGCGTCGGTGATGACCGGCAGCCCCATGATGCTTCCGACCACCTGGCCGTACCCGGCCGCCTCGCCGACCCCGGCCGCGTTGAACGGGCCGCTGGGGTTCGGGACGACGAACGGGCGGCCGGCCGAGTCGACGGCGGCCGTCAGCCAGCCCCAACGGCGCGGGTGCATGTAGATCGTCGTCGGCGCCATGAAGCGCAGCGAGTTCACCCGCTGGATCGCGTCCGCGAGCTTGGGGTAGAGCTCGGAGACCGTGGGGGACGCGTCGGTGTAGGTCACCGTCTCGATGCCCGCGGTCTGCCGGATCCCCAGGTGCGTGCCAGAGGTGCCGTCGTCGTTGACGATCCCGCTGTTGAGCTTGGTGTGGTAGTCGGCGACCAGGTCGGCGAAGACCACGTCCTCGACCATCTCCGAGCGCTCCAGCGCCTGGCGCGAGACGTCCTGCTGGCCCGCGTAGGTGCGGACGTTCACGTCCAGCTTGGTGTCGTCGATGTCGGTCTCCTGGACCGCCGCGTTCTCGCTCGCCTGGACCGCAACGGCGGTTCCGGTGGTGATCCGCGAGATCGAGATCACCATCCCGCTGTCGGGCAGCGGCAGGCTGCGCAGCGAGTTCGCCAGCGGGCGGCCGGCGCGCGCCAGAGGCGCGACCAGGTCGAGCAGATACTGCGGGACGGTCAGGCCGGCGAACGCGCCGGTGCCGACGTCGCGCTGCTGAGCGGTCTCCTGGCGGTGCCGGCTGAGCCGCTCCTGCGCCGCCACGTCGCCCAGGAACTGCGCGCGGTACATGTCGGAGAAGAAGCTGTGGCGGCCCTCGCGGCGGTAGGTCTGCTCCTCGCGGACGACCCTGACCTCGCCCTGGCCGCGCTCGGGCTCGGCGTCGCGCTCGGGTGGCGGGAAGGACGCGCGGGCCCTGGCGATCGCTTCGGCGCGATCCTGGTGGGCGCGGGCCTCCTCGGCCTCGGCGACCGCCTCGTCGAGCACGCGCTTGCGCTCCTCGATGAGGTCCTTGTCGGGGCTCTCGGCTCCGGCCGCCTCCTCAAGCGCGTCGGCGGCCTCGTTGACCCGCTGGGCGGCGAGCTCCAGCGGGGTGCGGGTGTCGGTGGACATCGTGCTCACCTCCGGGTGGTAAGGGACGCGACCCGCGCACGGGCGCGGATCGCCGCGAGCTGTGCGGCTCGCGCGAGGTCGCCATCCGCCGGGGGCGTGGTGGCGTGGTGGTCGCCCACCCGCGCAGGGGTGTGACGAGGCCGGAGGCCCTCCGGGTCGATACCGGAGTGACGAAGGCTTGCGAGGGCGGCTCGCAGGCTCGCCGAGGTCTGGGGGTATGCGCCCTGCGCACACACGCAGACGTCGTAAAGCTCTGAGACCTCGATGATCGTGTAGTGGTCGGTCTCGTGGCCGGTCGCGGGATCGACCGTGGTGCGCAGCACATCGCGGCCGATCTCAAACTTGAAGCTCATCTGGTCGACGACCCCATCGGCCATCTGGACGGCGAGATCGCGGACGTGCGAGAGGTCCGGGTTCAAGCGCGCGAAGACGTGCAGCCCGTCATCCTCCTCCCACAGCTTCATCCCGCCGACCTTGACCGGGCCGTCGGGACCGCCGTGGGTGAGCCGCGCCATCGCGGTGCGCATGTCGTGGCCGTGGTTGAGGTGGACATCGGGCGGGCGGGCGAGGACGGCGGAGAATGCCCCGGGAGCGATCTCTTCCTCCAGCGTCCACCACTTGCCGCGGTAGAGCGTCGTGGTCTGGCCGAAGACGGCGGCGACGCCCGACAGGGTGTACGAGCCGTCGCCGGTGCCGGTGGCATCGCGCAGCTCCAGCCCCCGGACGCGCGCCATCACCTGGCGCGGCTCCCGGTCGAGGACACGCTGAATCTCCGGCGGCAGCGCCGGCATCTGGGTCAGGTCCATCGGCTCCTACTCCTCGCCGCTGGTGTCTTGCGCGGGCTGCGGGGGGTTCGGCGCGCCGCCGACCGGAACGATCTGCGGGATCATCCCCAGGCCATTCGGCAGCGGCGGCAGGCCGCGCGGGATACGCCACTCGTCGGGCATCAGACGCCCGTCTTGGATCTGCTGGTGGGCGATGGCGTCCTCAGTGATCAGATCGCCGCGTACGACGTCCTCGGTGAGGAAGCGCGGGTAGACGCGCGATCCGGGGCCGAAGAGCTGCGGGTCGGCACGGAGCGCCTGCTCGATCCGGGCCAGCCGTGGGCCGAGCCCGTAGCGCAGCCAGCGATCCTCCTCGTGCTCTGGGCTGAGCGGACGGTCCGATCGCTGCACGCCGAGCAGGCTCGGCTGCACGTTGAAGATCCGGGCGACCTCCTCGACACCGAACTGCATCGCCTCGACGAATTGCGTGTCGGTCATGCTGAGTCCGATGCGCTGGATGCTCGCCCCACCGCCGAGGACCGCGGTGCGGCCGGCGTTCTGCGGCCCCTCATAGGTCTCGCGCCAGAGATCGCGCCAGGCCCGCGCCTTCTCTGGGGTCATCGTCTCCGGGTAGGTCACGGCCAGGCCGATGCTCGCGCCGCGCTCGTACGTGGTGGCCTCATGGGCGATCTTCGCCAGCGCCGCGCCGATCGTCCGCCGGTGGAGCTCGATGGGGGAGGGTGCCAGCATGGCACCTCCGCCGCCGTGACCGCGGATGTGCAGGATGGTCTCGGGACCGACGGTGTAGACGCCATCGCCCTGCCCGACCGGATCCACGAAGCCCCTGCCGACCGTGACGCGCCAGACCAGGCGGCCGGCATCCATCCGCGGCGCGACCTGATCGGGGTGCAGCGCCCAGAGCTCGACGACCTGCGAGGTGGCCGGGTCGACGGTCTTCCAGACGAAGGCGTTGCCGCGGAACGAGAGCGACTCTTCGATGGTCTCCTTGACCTCGAACCAGGTCTGGTGTCCGTTCGGCGGCTCGGCGAACAGGCGCGCCCGCCAGCCGGTGCTGACGCGCTCGCGTGTCTGGCCCGTGCCGCGGAAGACGCCCAGGTCGAGGACCGCGACCGACTGCGCGGCGATCCTCACGGCCAGGTTCACGGCCGGGACGCCGCGGGCGGCATGATGGGTGACGGTCTGTCCGCCCGCCATCGCCGGTGGCCGCGGCGGAATGCCGATCTCACCGAACGTCGTGCGGACGTTGGTCCCCTCGCGCGTGGCCAGGATCATGCGTGGAGCACCTGCACGAAGACGACTCGCTCGGACGGGACCTCGACCGTGCCCTCAAGGGGGATCGTCCGGTCCTCGGTGTGGAGCACCTTTGGCTGGAGCAGGACGTAGTGCCCGCACCAGCGGCCGAGCATGATGCCCTCGATGCTCGGAGCCGGCACGCCCGGCCGGTCCTCAAGGTGGAGCCGAACGCGCCGCTTGCCGCGCAGCGCGTAGAGGATGCGCCCGAGCCAGCGCGGCATCACCAGACCTCCAGGAACGGCTGGACAGCGGCCCGGCGCGACGCGCGCCAGACGGCCAGCGCCATCGCCGGAACGGCGTCGATCGGCCGTGAGTGCCGGCGCTTGTGGACGATCCACCCGCGCTCGTCCTGGGTCGCCTTACAGGCGGCGATGTGGGCTGCGATCTGCGGGTCGCCGCGGTGGCGGACCCTGCCGTCAGCGACGGCGCGCTCGAAGGCGGCCAGGGCGTCGCGGTAGTGGTTGCTGCCCGGCTGGACGTCGAAGATGGCCGCCTCGGGCAGGCGCGTCTCCAGGATGTCGGCCGAGCGGTCGAGGTAGCGTGGGTCGTAGGCTGCCTCGATCACGCGGTGCGCGCCGAAGCGCTCCACGATGAATTCCTCGACGTGGTCGTAGTCGATCCGGCCGCCCTCGTGCAGGACGTGGTGCGGCGCGTCGCGCCGGACCGAGAAGATCCGCGCGTCCACGTCGATGCGCCCGTCCTCGGCGGGCGAGGCCCAGGCGACCACGGTGGTGTCGTGCGTGCGCGAGCCGTCGAGGCCGAGGTAGACCTCCCGTCCCTCGGCGATGGGGCCGCCGTCGCCGAGAGCGCGCCAGTCATCCACCGCGATGTAGGTGTCGGTCGCGGCCGCCCACACGCAGGCGTGGAGCTGCAGGAACTCGGCGTCGGTGAGCTCGGGGTTCTCGGCCTGGCGGCGCAGGTAGTCCTCGCTGACCCAGCTCGCCGGGTTGGCGGCCTTCACGGCCGCCACGTCGTGCCGGTCGGCGGTCGGGGCCGAGTAGTTGTAGACGAGCGTCCGCGAGGCGAGGTTGCGGCTGATCGTGAGTCCGGGATGAGGTGACTCGGTCTCCCCGGCGGCCTCGTTGCCGTCGATGATGCGCCCGAGGATGCCCTCCTCGCGATCGTGTGCCTCTCCGGCCGTCGTGATCGTGAATGTCTGCGCGGCCCGACGGGCCCCGCCGCCGGTGGTGAGCGCGGCCCATGCGCGGCGAAGGGACGGCGTCGTCCACTGGGCGAGCTCGTCGCACACGACCAGCGAGGGGTTGTAGCCGTGCAGCCGCTCGGGGCTGGACGACATGCGCAGGATCTTCCCCCCGCCGTCGACACGGGCGATCTCGCCGATGTAGTCGCGGATGTGGACTTGGTCGGCCAGGTGCGGGGAGCGGCGCACGAACGAGGCGACCGAGTCGAACAGGCGCCCGGCCTGACGGTCCGAGGAGGCGGCGAGGAGGATCTCCGGGGCGCCGTCGTCGTGCAGTAGCCGGTAGACCGAGTACGCGGCCAGGAGCGTCGTCTTGCCGTTCTTGCGCGGCAGCACCAGGACGACCGAGCGCCAGACCGAGCGCTCCTCGTCGTCGACGGCCATCGCCTCGCCCATGAACTCGCGCTGGAAGGCCTCGATCCGGAGCGGCTGGCCGGCGAAGTCGTCGACCCACTGCTCGCAGTACGTCTCGGCCCACCAGGCGAAGTGGTCGACGCCGGTGGCCGCGGCGTAGGCGGCGCAGCGCTCGGGAGCGAGCGTCGTCACTTCACCCTCCGCATCCGCGGCGGCGAGGCTGCACGGTCCGGCGCCGACACCGAGGCGACCGGGCGGCCGGGAGCGCGCTTGGTGCGGGCCGAGACGTCCAGGCCGACCGCGGCGGCGTACTTCGCCGCGGCCGCGTCGGCGTCGGCGATCATCTTGACCAGCGGGTGGGGGATCGGCTGGCGCATCGAGCCCTCGGCGAGCGACGGGCGGCCCATCCCGTCCCACTCCTCGCGCAGCTTCGCGGCGAGGGCGACCGCGTCGGCGTAACGGTCGACCGCCTCGGCGTAGGCCTCGCGCTCCAGCTCGTCCGGGACGAGTCGCTCAAGCGCGGCGCGGGCCCGGCGGACGGCGGCGGCACGGGCCTTCGCCTCGGCGCTTTTCGAAACGGCCATCAGCGAGAATCCGTCCGAGGAAGGT